GCGTTATGGCATTGGCACAATTGAGCCGCGAGGTTGAAAAGCGACCTGATAAACGGCCTCAATTATCCGATTTAAGAGATAGTGGGCAGATCGAGCAGGACGCGGATGCCGTTTGTTTTCTATATCGGGACGAGTATTATTTAGCCCAACAGATAGCCGCTGCCAGTGAAGGCGATGCACTTAAGCTGCAAGGCGCGCTGGAGCATGTCAGGGGCAAGATAGAGTTCATCATAGCCAAGCGCCGCAATGGCTCCACAGGCACCGCCACAGGGCAATTCTACGGGGCCTATCAGGCGGTCAGGGGCGAGGCATGAGCGGCAATCATTGGCATAAACGATACCACAGCGATGCGCTGACAGGGTTCATGTCTCTCACGCTGGAAGAGCGTGGTGCATACCAAACAGTACTCGATCTCATCTATGACCGAGGCGGCCCGATTATGGATAATGACCGGCTTATGGCGGGGTATATGGGGGTATCATTACGCAAGTGGGCAGGCCTTCGCGCAAGCCTAATCGCCAAGGGCAAAATCACAATTGGCGATGGTTTTATAGAGAATGACCGCGCCATTTTCGAGATAAAAAATTCGCTGAAAACGAGCCGAAAACACGCTGAAAACGGTTTGAAAGGTGCGCGAAAACTATCTGAAAATAAGAAATTACCTAATGAAAACAACGAAAGTGAGTTAGCCAGGCTTAAGCCGGGCTGCGGCCTATCCAGAAGCCAGAAGCTAGAAGCTGCTAAAGCAGCTAACGCGTGCGAGGAAAAACATGCTCCTGATCTTGTTGTTTCACTGGCTCACGAACTATCAACGCTGGCTGGCTGCTGCTTGCCTGATCAACGCAATATCATTGAAAACCAAGTCACCGTTCGAGGATGGTTGAAAGCTGGGGTTGAGGCGCAATCATGCCGTGACCTGATAGCCTCTCGCATGGCGGCTGGCACCACGACGCCGCGGACGTTGAAATATTTTGACGCGGCTATTCGTGAAATTGGAGCGGGCCAATCCGCAACCCCGGCGGCGGGCAAGAGCAAGGAGATGCAGGACGCTTTGGCGATGGCCGAACGGATATTAAAAAAATCAGGGTGATTAAATCTTGCCAATGGCGGACAGATATGGGATGTTGTGGATAAGGAGATAGATGATGAAATTACGTATTTTGGTGGGATGTGAATATTCCGGTGTGGTGCGAGGGTTTTTCGTATGAATAGCCTCATAGCGGCATCCTGTTTTTCAGGTATAGGCGCGCCAGAATTGGGCGGACCGGAATATCAATGGCTATGGCATGCTGAGGTCAATTCGTTTGCATCTGCGGTCTTCCACCAGCGATTTCCTCACAGCGTCAATCTGGGCGACGTAACCGATTCCGGTTTCGTGCAATATGCCTCTGCCTATGGTCCGCTGGATCTTCTGGTAGGTGGCCCCCCCTGTCAGGACTTTTCTGTTGCGGGCTTGCGCGCTGGCATAGCTGGTGATCGCGGTAACCTCTCATTACGCTTTTTGGAGATCGCTCATGCAATTCGACCTCGAAACCTTCTTGTCGAAAACGTCCCCGGATGGCTCAACATGCCAGACAACGCCTTTGGCTGTTTCCTGGCAGGACTTGTCGGAGCAGATGATCCCCTGCGTTCACCTCTTGACGGAAAATGGCCAAGTGCAGGTATGGTTGCCGGGCCAAGGGCACGGGCAGCATGGCGGGTTTTCGACGCTCAATATTTCGGAGTGACCCAACGACGCCGCCGTGTGTTCGTTGTCGCAGATTTTGGAGACGGAGCCGATCCCGCCGAGGTTCTTTTTGAGCGCAAGGGCGTGCGCGGGAATACTCCGCCGCGCCGAGAAAAGGGGGAAAACCTTGCCCCAACAATTAGCGCACGCGCTAAAGGCGGTGGCGGACTTGGCACCGATTTCGACTGCGACGGAGGACTGATCGCGGGAACCGTTTCCGCAAAATGGGCGAAAGGCACCGGCGGGCCGTCTGGTGATGAATGTCAAAACCTTGTGGTATTTGACTGCAAAGGTACTGAGGTCCAACACAGCAGCGACGGTGTAGCGCCCCCGTTACGCGCCATGGGCCACAAAGACAGCCATCAGAATGCCGGTGGTCATCAGGCTATTGCTTGGTCGATTATGCCACAAAATAGCGGCAAGGATTATAAAGCGCGGACGGTTGACGTTGCTCAGCCCGTGATGGCTGGCGGGCCTGTCGGAGGCAATCAGGGCGGCGATTATATACAACAGGGTTACCAAGTCCGCCGCCTTACTCCAACAGAATGTGAGCGCCTGCAGGGCTTTCCCGATGGCTTCACCAGCGCGATCTACCGCAACAAGCCCGCGTCAGATGGCCCGCGCTACAAAGCGCTGGGCAATAGCTGGGCCGTGCCATGTGGCCGTTGGATCATAAGCCGGATTGCGGCGCTTCAACAGCATGAAAGGAAAGTGGCATGAGTATATTCAAAAAACGAAACATTGATCTACGGCCAAGTGATCTTGACGGGCTGGTGAAGGTGTTGCTTGCTGATCCAGTCACAGAACGCGCTGCATTGGCCTCCAGGCTGCGTCGGCTGGCATGTCTGGCGGATAGTGGCATACGAGGCAAACGCGAGGCCGCGCGGCTTCGTGAGGCGAATGACATGGTGAGGGGGTTGTGATATGAACCACGCGATATTCAGCCTGCACAGCCCGCCACGTGAGATTGACAGCAAGAACAGGTGCACCATGAACGGCAAGGAATGGATTAAGTGCGGTGTGCCATTGTGGGTGGCCACCACCCGCGAAGAGGCGATTGCATGGCAGACAGAAAAGCGGAAGGAAATGGGGCTGTGAGTGACACACTCACAGGCGGATCGTCTGATTATTACAAGGTGGCGATCGACAAACCAACGTCCGGCGGGGAGCCGTATATGGCAGAGTGCAACGATATAATCGAGGCGCTTGAGATGACATTTGCAGAGGGGAATATCCTCAAGGCGTTATGGCGGATAGCGGCAGCTCGTCAAGGCAAGGGCAAGGCCGGGGTTACTGCGATTTATGATGCGGAGAAGATTGTGTTTTTCGGGCAGAGGCTTGTCGATAAGTATAAATAAAATACTTCAATGCGATACTTTGTATTGACGCGGGGCGGGGATGGCGTAAACACAAATGGCAACAAGGAGATAGATGATGGAATGCGGACCAGAGATTGAAGTAAACGGTAAGCGGCCTGAATGGTTGGCAGATGATGACAGTACGCATGTCACCCACCGATCAGAAGGCCAATGGTTTTCTGATTATCTTGCAAAATTTATACACTGTTGGGGCGACATAATCACAATCCGCCTGCCCGCATCGCATTGGGCTAATGATGTAATTGAGCGTGGCTATTGGCCTTGGGCTGGTGGCGATAAAGCGCCGGATGATTGGGATGGCGGTGAGGTTTTATGCCGAAGTGGCGTGACTATCTCTGCCGTGGATGTGGACAGGTGGTTTCATACGAGTGGGCTTGGCGACATTATCGGATATAAGCGGGAGGTTGATTGTATGGCATTTTACGGTGGAAAGCACCATTCTGAAAATCAGAGTGCAAGCGAACCAGATACAAACAGCATGGTTGGTTTTAACCAGATTATCAACGACCTGAAGGCTGAACTTGATTCACTTGGCTCCAAATGGGCCGACGCAATCGCCAAATATCCAGACCTTGCGCCTGATCCAGATCGTGCGTTGAAGGATGAGATTAGTAATTTTTGCCGGGAGAATAATTGGTTTAGCAAAAGTGAGGCGTGGAATGAGCCGCGTACTCGCGCGTGCGACCTCCTCTACGCATGGGCAAAGCGTCACCCCGCACCAGTCAACAAGCCATGCAAACTCACACCGGAAGAATTGGCGCAATGGCGGCTGGAACAAGCGCGGCGAATAGGGGCGGGTGCTCTTGATATTCGGAGCTTACAAGACTTCGCTAAGCTAATACGGGATGGCAATGGGGATTTTTATGCTCCAGTCCAAGCCGCACTCATTACACTGACAGAATATAACATCACGCCGGAGATGGGGAAGTGACTGACGCAATGGCGATAGCAGCCAACATATCTTTTCTCGTTATAGGTTGGGCCATATGCCGCTGGTATTATCGGACGCATATTGGATTTACAAAACTGATGCTTAATAAGCTGGAGCCGCATTTTGACGCTAAATATGAATACAGCAAAACATCAACATTTTTAGCAGCGGGCGAAACCCGATTTTTCTGGATTGTTAGTCAGCCCAAAGATGATGAAGGAGATAGATGATGACATATATCAACTGGGATATGATGCCTACAGAACTCGATAATTGCCGCTATGAAGAGGCAAAAAGGATTATCGCGCCTTCCACTTCTTCAAGCAAACTTCTCAAGGCGTATCGGGGCCTTATTGCCAAACGATGGGAGCCCCCAACATTTAACGATAGGGTAAATCATGAGGTAGACAAACTTGTCCCATTGCATCGAAACATTTTTTCCCAAGATATAAAGGCTGCGATATATCTTGGCTATGAAATGGCAGTGCATGATTATGCTTCAGGCCACGCCCATTGGCTTGACAAACAGGTGGAAGAGACGGAAAAGAAATAATCAGTTTGTAAGCTGGCAACTCCTCGGGCTATTGCAGGCATAGCCTTAAGATCCAACCTCCCGCATAGGGGAAAACCCGCCAGCGCTGCAGGATCGGTCCGCGAGCCGTAGCAGTACATTGAGGTTAAGGTTGGAAGCCTTGCTTTTTGAATGTGCATCCTGTAGAGTATAGGCTCAACAGATTTTAGGATCATCATGGCTCTACAGATTGCATATTTCGCTGGGCGCGGGAAACACGCAACACCAATTTATCGCGGGTTTATTTCTGCTGAAGCGCTGGCCGTATCCGCATCATCGGCGCAATCAGGTGCTGCACCAGGTGGAGCCACAGTCGCACGTATAGAGGCAGCTGATGATGTGAGGCTTGCATTTGGCGATAATCCCACAGCAACATCGGCTGGACTATTTCTAGCGACAGATCGGTTTATCGATATTGAGATCGAGCCTGGTTCTAAAATCGCTGCGATTACGGCATAGGTGATTAATGCCAGCTGGTCGCCCAACATCATACGACCCAAGCTATTGCGATAAAGTGATAGAATGGGGTAGGCTTGGTAAATCCAAGGCATGGATGGCGGCAGAGCTTGGTGTTGTGCGTATGACCATTGATAATTGGGCCGACGCTAACCCTGAATTTTTGGACGCCTTCAACCTTGCGATGGAGTTTTCCCAGCGCTGGTGGGAGGACGCAGGCCAACAGGGGATGTTAGACAATAACATTAGTGCGCCTATTTGGTCACGCTCTATGGCAGCTCGTTTCCCAGCAGACTGGCGCGAGGTGAAGGGAACGGAGCTTACCGGCAAAGATGGTGCACCTATCCAGACTACACAACGTATAGAGCGTGTCATTGTCGATCCTGCAGATACAGACCCCGCGTAAGTTTGCGCCCTTTCTCCAGCCGTCGCGCTATAAAGGTGCACATGGCGGTAGAGGATCAGGCAAGAGCCATTTCTTTGCTGAATTACTGATAGAGCGCTGCATACTCGAACCCGGCACAAGAGCTGCATGTGTTCGTGAGGTGCAGAAGTCTCTTAAGAACTCTGTTAAGCTTTTGGTGGAAGATAAGATCCGTAAATTGGGCGTTATAGATCAATTCGAGATACTAGAGGCTGAGATCAGGACGCCTGGTGGTGGCGTTATCATTTTCCAAGGCATGCAGAACCACACAGCTGATAGTATAAAATCGCTGGAGGGTTTTGATATTGCGTGGGTTGAAGAGGCGCAATCTCTATCACAACGCAGTCTAGACCTATTGCGGCCGACGATCCGCAAGCCGGGTTCTGAGTTGTGGTTTAGCTGGAACCCTGCCAAGCCAACTGACCCTGTTGATGTTCTGCTACGCGGGGCTAATCCACCTTCTGGCGCTGTAGTACTGGAGGTTAATTACAACGATAACCCATGGCTCCCGCCTGAACTCAAGGCCGATCTTGAGGATGACCGCAAACGTGATCCTGATAAGTTCATGCATGTCTGGGAAGGCAAATACAGCATGAACAGCGAAGCGCGGGTGTTTCGTAATTGGACCATGGAAGAGTTTACACCTCCCGCTGATGCTATTTTTCGTTTTGGTGCTGACTGGGGGTTCGCGATTGATCCAACAGTTCTGGTGCGTTGCTATGTGGATGGCCGTAAATTGTATGTTGACCGCGAGGCATGGCAGATAGGGTGTGAAATCGACAGAACTCCAGCGCTGTTTGATACGATAGAGGGCTCGCGTAAATGGCTCATTCGCGCAGATAGCGCGAGGCCTGAAACTGTCAGCTACATGAAGCGCCAAGGGTTCAGGATTACTCAAGCGATCAAAGGCCCCGGCTCTATTGAGGATGGTGTGGAGTTTCTGCGCTCGTTTGACATTGTTGTGCATCCACGCTGCAAGAAAGTTGTAGAGGAATTGACGCTGTATAGTTACAAAGTCGATCCACAGACAGAAGAGATTTTGCCGTATCTGGATGATAAAAATAACCATACGATAGATGCTTTACGCTATGCACTAGAAGAATTGCGCAGAACAGGCTATAAGCCAACAGCAAAGGCGGCTAGAAAACCACAGGATCGATGGGATCGTGCGTTTAACCGGGATAATGAGGACGACGGCGCATGGAAAGTAGCGTGAACGCATACGATATTGGACACCATACTCGGCGGTTTGAAGAGGCAGAGGATAGTATGTCCTCTGCCCGCGCTGATGCAGAGCGTGATCGTGACTATACCAACGGCAAACAGTTAACAGCCGAAGAATTGGCAGCGCTCAAAAAGCGAGGACAGCCGCCTGTCATTTACAACCGCATTCAGCGTAAGGTGAATTTCCTCAAAGGCCTTGAAACGCAAATGCGGAAAGACCCGAAGGCGTTTCCTCGTACTCCAAAAGATGACGGCTCAGCGCAGGCCGCTACAGATGCATTGCGTTATGTCTGTGATGATCAGGACTGGGACAGAAAGCGGTCGGCTGCGTTTGACTACCTGCTGGTAGAGGGCTCGTGCGCTATTATGGTGGGCGCACAGGAAACCAAAAACGGCATTGACCCAACAATTGTTAAAATTCCATGGGACCGGCATTATTACGACCCATACTCTGCTGAGCATGATTTGTCAGATGCGACATATCAGGGCATTGTCACATGGATGGATTTAGACCAAGCAAAACGCAAGTTCCCCGGTCGCGGCGACGTTTTGGAGGCTGCGTGGGCTCAGGCCCGCAATAGTGAAACCTATGATGATCGGCCAAAGTTCAATATATGGGCGGACTACAAGCGCAAGCGAGTGCGGGTTAATGAGGAATATTATCTAGGCCCCGACGGCGAATGGCTTTATTGCTTTTACACCAAGGGTGGCTTTCTGGTGGATCCTACCCCTTCGCCTTATCTCGATGTTGACGGCAAGCCTGAGTGCCCGATTAAAGCCGCGTCGCTTTATGTAGACCGTGATAATAATCGTTATGGCGAAGTGCGCATGATGATTAGTCCACAGGACGAGATTAATAAGCGCCGCTCAAAAGGCTTGCATCTTATCAGTAGCCGACAGATGCGTATTTCTCGCAATGCTGCTGCGTCTAGCGGGAGTATGTCTCCGTCTGAGATTAAGCGGGAAATAGCTAAGCCTGATGGTGTTCTGTTTGCTGATAGTGGTGAAGTCGAGGTTTTGCAGACTGGCGACATGGCGTCGGCTAATTTCCAGCTTTTGCAGGAGGCCAAGTCGGAAATTGACCTCTTGGGTGCCAACGCTGCATTGGCAGGCAAAAACGAAAATGATGCGTCCGGCCGTGCAATTCTGGCACAGCAGCAGGGTGGCATGGTTGAAGTTGCGCACCTGATGGACAGGTTGCGGGGGTTATCGCTTGATGTTTACCGTTCTGTGTGGGCGCGCATTAAACAATATTGGGATGCGCCGCGCTGGTTACGGGTTACTGATGATGATCGTAATATCCGCTGGGCGGGCCTCAACATCCCTAAAACCATGCTGGAAGTAGCGCAAGAACGCTTGCGGGGCGATCCTGAGGCCGAAATGAAACTTGCATTGCTGGCACGCGATCCGATGGCCAATGCTGTTGTCCAGATCGAAAATAATGTCGTTGAAATTGACGTTGATTTTGTCATTGACGAGGGTATGGATACGCCAA